CAAATCCTTGACCATCAGAAGACATTTTCAATATTGGTATTAAATCTCTATCAGCACAGTAATCAATAACTCGTTGATATCCTGCTAAATCAGAAGTGAAATCATGTCCATTAATAGGATATCCTGGTGCCCATCCTAAATTTTCTGGATAACTATATGAGATTGAAAGATTAATATGCGTTGAGCCAGCCTTTTTTAAGATAGAAATCCACTCATCTGCTTTAACAAAATTATTTTCTATAATTAAGGTAGCAATAAATATCTCAAAAATAGGAAAACCATCTGAATCAAATAGATTGCAGAAATTTCCTTGAACATTACATATTTCTTGTTTTGTCCAAAGTTTCCTTTGAGTCTGATTATCTAGCAGTAAATATTTTTTATTCAATGTAACTCACCAAGTAAGCATTTCCTTTAAATATAGGATCGTTCATACCATCAAATAATAAACCTTTAGGCGTAACTAGAGCTTGTTCAAATGGTCCATTAGTTCCTGCAGGTCTAGTCTGTCTACTTCCATCTGGCTGCATACTAAAGACATTACCGTTAGGAAGACTAACTGTAACTCTATTATTAGGTTGAGGATTTGTAGTTACTCCAACAAGATAAGACTCAACATTACTATTTCCGAATGAACTCATTCTGATCTCCTCTGTTCTCTGAATTTGACTAAATTGTTTTTTGGTTCACCTGATAATTTATATAACCAATCACTATTTTTACCAATTCCTATTTTCTCTCTACGGCACCAACCCATTTCCATAAGAGTGTCAATTATTTTATCAAGAGTCATAGGATCATAGTCTAAATGTCCTCTTATAAGAAGTTCCTTGCGAAGAAGTTGATTTTCAGAAGCCGCAATCAGATGATCAACAACTCTTTTAGTCTGTTGTGCAAGAGGATCTAATCCTCCACCGCTAGCAGCTTTTTCACTCGCATAAATGAGTGAAGTAACTTTCTTTATCGATTCTGTAATGTCAGATTCTATTATAACTGTATTACTATCATATCTAGCTAATGTTAAACACATAGCTACTTTGAGCACATGATCTGGAACTCTATTAACGAATCCAGTTCTATCATTGTACTGTGCTTGAGTTGATCTCCATTCTTTTCTCCACGTATTGAATGCCTGCCGAGCGGCTTCGTCCGGTATTAATCTAGCTTTATTAATGGCTATTTTCTGTAAATGAGGAACATATTTAGGAACTATATAATTTGTAAATCTATCTTCATCAATACTTTCTTTTTCCGAGTCAAGGAGATCAACATCTTTTGATCTTTTTTCTTCATAGATGACCAAGTTTCTTCCAATATATCCACCCTCAATATTAGCTTGTGGGATGCTATCATAAAAATGAGCTGGGGACGACCCAAATAAACATGTGATATATGGTTCTTTGAGCTTTTCGGCACCATCACCCTTTAGAAGATTTGTCCACTGTGGATTGTAATTTCTATCATATAAATCAGTTAGAATCGTTAAACTATCAGGATCTTGTATAATAGCCGTTGATAGTTCACCATTTACTACGAAACCTCTAGAATCAGTTATTATAGCTTTACCTTGCACGCTACGCGTGGTTGCAAGCTCTTTAATTATAGCCTGAATAGAACTCCTGCCAGCGATAACTCTAGTATTATCAGCAGACATAACAAGACGCTTTGCAAGATTAACTGGAAATCCCTTCCCAAGTCCTGACTCTCCCATTAAAATGACATAGAGGTTAGGATAATATAAAAGATTTCCTTTTAGAGTTCTAAGAGTGTATGCGTTAGCGGCAACGGCTGAGATACAACACATTAAACTCCAAAACAGCCAACTAATTGGAGTTTCTATAGAATCATGTTCATTTATTAAATCCTCAATCCAATTGATTCCCATGCCTAGGATTTTTTTCTATTCCAATTGTTACTACAAATAGGGCAATCACGTCTGAATTTTCCCTTTCTAATTCCAATTTTGATTAAGCGAATTTTATATTTTGATCCACATTTAGGACATACTAATTTATTAGCATTATAATGATTTCCATGTTCTACTCTATCTAATTGATTTTCTGAATCACTACCAGATTTTAAATGTTCTGGATTAAAACATGCTTTCAAACAATCTTTACTATGTCTAGTAATTATCTCTTTATTATCATATTCAACATTGTATTGAATACACATTGATAATCTATGAAGTAAAAATCTAAATCCATTAACTGTAATATGAATATATCCTGTGGACTCTGGCTTTTGTGTAGGAATCCAACATCCATTTTCATTTATAGTTTTAGGAATTGATAAAATATATTCTTTATTGAAAATATTCACAAAGGCTCATTTTTACCAATTGCATTTTCGATCGCTCGTGTTATTCTAGAATAAATCATAAATGAAATCATCTCATCCTCTTTTAATGGACTATTACTAGCTATTGCTCTACGAATAATATCAGCTTCTCTGATAGTTAATTCTAAATTAATTTTATCAGATTCTACCAATTTTACCTCTTTCTAAAGCTAGATTATATATCTTCTCAAATACTGGTGATGAAAAATTTTGTCCTACCACGATAACATGAAAATTTGTATGAAATAGAAGATCATTAGCTGAGTGTGGATAAAAATATTGATTTTTATTTAAGTTCTGATTTCTAGCCCAACGATAGGCTTCTTCTTCATTTGAGGCTATTAAACAAATTGTTGTCATAATAATTTCTTCAAAAGTGTTTTTCTCTGCTCATTATAACAATTAACACAATATCTAATCCAACATTCTACTCCATATCTTGTTCTCTTTCTTCTTCTATATTCACCTTTACATTTAGGACATACTAATTTACGAGTTTCTTTATGAGTACCATGTAAGACAGAATCTCTAATATTATCTCCTTCTGTTCCGGTCCTAAGATGTTCATGAAAAAAGCAAGATTTACTACAATCTTTACTATGTAAAGCTAGAAATGATTTATCATCATAATCTCTATTATAATATATACATACTACAATCCTATGTAGGTTATGATATTTTCCATTCCATGTTACTTGAATATATCCATTACTGTTTGCTGATTTAGTAATTGGAATCCAACATCCATTACTATTTATAGTTTTAGGAATTAATCCAATTGCTTCTTTACTTAATTCAGCCAATTTTATTGCAAACATTATAATTTTATACTTTCAAATTCTGCATAATTAGTATATGATATTTCTAATTCACACGGAATTATAAGTTTGTAATCTCTCTTCAAACTACAATATGTTGAAAAATCAATTTCTCTTTCCATATGTTTTTTCATAAGTTCAGCATATGGCTTCCAGTTAGATGCTGGAGCTTGAAGAGTAAGTGAGTCATGTTTTTCTTCACTCCACATAATTTGAGTGTCTCCATTTAACTCTTCATCTATTTTTAGGGCCGCACCTTGTATTAAATGAGCAATAGTTCTTTGTGGAATATTAGCATATGCCTCTCCATAAAGACTATCATCCATTCTGCCATTAAAAATTCTTACTCCTCCCATAGGGTCAATTAATACTCTTGTGGAGTCTATTGCATCTTTAATATCCCTATGGAATTTTCCCCTAACCTTTGGGCTAGCAGAATGAAATAATTCTAACATTTGATTCGAGCGCCACTCAGACACATCCATGGGAATATCATATTTTTGTGCATTAGTATTAAAAGTAACCATAAAGGTGTGCTTTTTCATATCATAATTTGAAGCATGTCTTACAACTTTGCCAGTAAATCTCTCCGCTCCTCCTTTGGGTAAAAGATCAATAATTGGATGCTTAAAATCAACTCCCAATTCTAATTTTGAGGTATAACCAAAGATCAATCCTGCTGTACGTCTATGAACATCAACTTTATCAAAAGCTTCTAAGAGAACCCAATCTTCGCTCAATACCGCCACGACCCTAGCCTCAGCTTGCGAAGCATCGACCTGGATAATAACTTTTCCTTCATCGGCAATGAACATAGATTTGATATCTTTAGCCAATCTGCCGTGAGCAGAAATTGTATGATCGGCCAATCCAATCTTTTTTGGTCTAAGCGGTTTCTTAAGTATCCCAGTAGAAGAACGACAAGTCTCAGTTGCTGAGATATTGTAAGCCGATTTGCATCGTCCATCGTAGTCAGGACTGAAAGAGATTTGGCGACTTTTTTGATCTCTAATTCGACGTTCTTCGAGGACATCATTCAGAATCTCTTTCTTAAGTTTATCTTTACACTGACCAAGTAATGCTACTATGCTATCTTCGCTTGTTGGATCTCGTTTACGAACTTTAAACTTCATAATCTTGTAGAGAAGTTCAAACATCTGAGGATAGGATTTAACATTCACATCCTGACCGATTGCGGCTATGAGCTTATTATGAACTTCTTCTTGCATATGTGTATATTTAATTCTTAGCTCTTTCTGTCTAGCATGATCTACTCTTTTACCAGTCATCTGTAGCTTTAAATAGAATTTATGTTTCTTCATCATATAATTGTAATAATAATCTACTAATGGAACAGAGAATTTATCTGCTAGCTCATGTAAATCTTTTTCCTGTGCTTCATCTACTTCAAATTCGACAGCGCAATCTCTTGCATTGTATGTAAGAAATCGTTCAAAATTAACTTTACCTAGTTTAAATTCCTTCCCATCATCTTTATAGTATGGTTCTCTTGTCCACAATGAACTAACAACACACAATCTTTTATCTGGAAGTTCTGGGAAGATGACTCTGGTTTTAATAAGTGTGTCTGAAGTGACATTTGGACATTCAAACCCGATAAGTGATAATTTATATTCATCATACATGAAATTGTGTCCAATAATTCTAACTCTTCTGAGTTGCTCATCAATCATTCTCCAACATTCATCTAACTCATTATCTCCCATATCAGTAAGTTTGTTAGTACCAATATTACGCAATATTGGAATACTGATAGCGTGGTGTTTATTGAAAGCGAAGCCAACACAGACAGGAACACAATTAATAGACTCAATATCAATAGCCGCTTTGTCGAGTTTTTCGTATTCACGGAAGAATCTGTGTGCTTCTAGAGAGTTATGACATACACTTAAAGTTCGTTCAGGAAGGATAAGAGTCTTAGTTAATGATTCCTCAGCGGCTCGGATAATATCAGCTTCAATAAGCTTTGTATAAACATAACTCAATCCACCCTTAGAATCTTCTCCGCCGTGTGAGAATAGAGCGGCTGGATGAATAGTTGGAACTACTTTTGTGATTCCATCACGAGCCGTAAGAATAGATCCACGATAATTAAGAATACCAGAACAATCACAAACAGCCTGTAAGGCCAAATCACCAACAGCAAGGATACAATTAGGATGAAGTTTGTTAATTTCATTATCCCACAATTCTTGCATTGATTGTCCAATGTCTATTCCTATGAGATGAAGTTTCTTAAGATCATTAAGAGGAGGTCTATATTTTATTACATTAGTAATATAACAGTCGCTACGACGTATTCCAGCTTTAAATAAATATTCATCAAGCATCTTTCCTGTTGGTCCGACGAATGGAATACCTTGTTCATCTTCGTATTTTCCTGGCGCTTCGCCGACGATCATTAACTTAGGTTCGACTGACCCAATACCAGAAACGTAATTAGGCAATTTTATTATTTCCTACTTCTGAATTTTGAAGAATTATTTCTGGACAAATCTAATCGTGTCCTTTCCTTCGTAAACCATTATTTAGATATCCTACTCCAGAAGCTTTAGTTCCTTGACCTTTAATCTCACAGGCAGGACAATTATAGACTGAATCAAAACTTGGTTTAATTTTAAATTTATGACTTAACATGTGACCGCACTTTAATCTTACTTTATATTTATCATCTTTCTCAATAATTTCTTGAATAGCTCTAAGCATGTCAATCTATCTCATCTAAATCAAGTTCTTTCTTCTTTTTTCTAATAAATTCTAATGCTTCATATGCATAATCGAATTTCTCTAGCACTTTATCGTGAGTTTTTAACCATTTAGCTATTAATAAATCTTCGCTAATAGAACCCAAGCTACGTCTAAGAGCTTTAGCCGTCATAGCTACTGTCCACTTATTATGTGATAAACATTTAGAACGATGAAAGGAATGTGTCTCTTTCGCTTTTTCAATAAATTTTGGCTGTTCGCTCATCGAGTCTCCAAAAAGATTGCTGGAATGATAAATTTCTCTACCATTCCAGCAAATACTTAAACTAGCTCATAGGCTTGAAATCGACAACATCATTAAACTCATTACCCTTATTTGATTTTCCACGCTTAATATAAATCATCATCTTGCTACCAGCAGTTCTACCAAATAATTCTGAACTAAGAGCATACCCCTTAACGGCATCATATGGAAAATTAAGAGTCTTCCACAAGCTCTTACCGAATCCAAGAGCCTTCTCATTAAAGAGTTTATTAGCAGTAACTCCTTTATTTGGACCATCAATAATCTTAAATGTAAAGATACAATTAGTAGATTGATCTGTCTCAGCTTCCTTTTCCTTGTAATCTGTGATCTCTGCTGGATGCCAGCCGACTTCTGCTAAATCACCCTTTTTGAGATCGTCCGGTGTGAGAAATACCTGCATTGTTGTTTGTCCTTGTTGTTTTTGTTGTTTACGTCCACGGATTTCTGGGTGCTATTGATGTGAGGATATCATCTTTAATATTCTCTACTATTTTAGTTTCTTTACCTTGAGATTTATCAATAAGTTCTTTCCATACGTGATAAAATAGACGGTCAGTAATATCAAATTCTTTTACATAATCTCCTAGAAGTGGACTCTTTGCATATTCGTCACCAACGGCTTCAGTATTTACTATATATTTTTTAGACGATCTACCTTCACTATAATCACTCTGTTGAGAGAAATGATATATCTCTGTAAATGAACCTGGAACCATACTAGCAACTTTACTACCATATGATACTATAGGATTAGTACGTATTACTTTCATTGCACTTCCTGAGCCGCTAAGACTAACTCCAGCAAGGGGATGTGCCGTCCAAATTGTATGACACGGAAGTCTTTTAGAAATATCAATACATTGACTTACGATACTAGTTTCAACTTTATATTCATCCCAATCAGGGAGAACATCTTTAATCTTCTTCTTTAGCTTAGGATCTTTCCCGAAGTTCATAGACCAGTTAACGGCTCCGGCTGTCATAAATGTGATAGAATCATTAATAACTGCAAAATACCTGCAATCACTAGCAAGATCAATTAGTTTATTTAGATAAGCATTTGCATTATCACTTCCATATACATCATATTCAATATTATCTAAAATTTTCTTAGCAAGAGAACCAAATCTTTTCTCTGTGAAAAATGTAGCTAGTTCTACTGGTTTGCTCTTATCCCAATATGCTAAATAGACTGGACCTTCTACTGCAAAGCTTGCAGCCGCAAGCGTCTTTCCAAAACCTGGACTGGATTTAAATAAAAAAGATATATTTTTATCGAGTGTTATTTGTGATGCTTTCATCGAGCTGATTCTCTAATATTAGCAGTAATATGGCGTTTACCTATTAATTTCTTACCTTTATTAGTTTCTGTATGCCTACTTATTTTATAATATCCCAATTTTTGACCAGTTGAAGGAGCTTTAATGACATAATTTCCAGGTTCAAAAGATGCACCCCTATCAAATGATGTAACTTCTCTACTAATTGATTGTGGAGTTAAGAATCGAATCCAATGATTTTTATTTTTAACATATACTCTAGATATATGAACTTCTACTTCTGCTTTTAGTATCCTTTTAGCAGCGTTTGCGGCTGCACAATTAGATGGATCATTTTTTTTAGAATTAGACACATCTTTTTCACTCACACAAATTTCTAAATCTTTAGTTGCATCTATCAGAGGAAGACCCTTATATTTTGATATTCTACGAATTTTCTTTTTCATAATTCATCCTCTTCTTGTTCTTGTGCTTGTTGGATTGTTTGTGTTAGACGTTCTGCTAGTGAAAGCTCATGAATAATTTCATCATTATTTTGTGTTACGACTGCTAAATCATTTTCATCTTCCTCAATTTCTTTTTTAGGCTTATGACAAGCTTCACAATGAGGCTTTGCTAGCCTTAAACTATAATCGTTCATTATAAAACTTTCACCACAGCGCCAACAGATGGATCGTTTTCCAAGAGCAAGAGCTGGATTAATCTTCTGAGAACAGTCTGGGAGTGCACAAAATAATATTTCATTCCCAGATTTATAACGAAGTCTCTTAAACTTATGGATATGTAGAACTTTCTTTTCTGTCATTTGAAGTCTTTCATTTCCTGTCTTCTAACTGCCTCACGAAGTCTATTCTTATCTCTACATCTTTTACATCCTGTACGCATATCATTCTCAGGAATAATATCTCCACAATATATACAACAACCTTTATCAAAGTTACGTTGTCTATATGCTATAACATTCTTATATTTTTTATGCATGGAGTGGGCTAGAAGGGAGTCGAACCCTTAATCCTTTTCAGGCGTGAGATTTTAAGTCTCAAGTGTATTCCTATTCCACCACTAGCCCTTATAAGAGAGGCGAGGAAGCCGTTATAGCCTGAACACTAATATAGGTTCGAGTGCTGATCAACGGCTTCCTCTATTCATTGCAGAAGCACTATTGTTCTCTCTAGCCACTTTCACTAGCATAGAACGGCTAACTGCAATGAGGTTTCTAACTCGCTTCGCTCGTTAAGTTTTTTGTTACGAACGGATTCACTAATGGAATACCAGAACCACTACTTTGGCGCTTGATGATATTATTTCTATCTAATCTAGTCTTAATTGCTCTTTTCGTCATACTGTAGGTTTTATTATATCTTTTCCAATGCTCTATTACCTCTTTAATTCTAGCTTTTCTTCTTTCTCCCATCAATGGATATAATGTCATCATCCATCCTATAGCTCTGACTCCACTAATGTTAGTACCATAATATATTTTTGGATTATGTTTATGTCTACCTCGTGTCAATCTTATATATCCAACTAATAGTATACTAGCTCGTTCTATAACATCTTTATCTACTGACGTTACTAGTATTCTATGTGTTTTAGATCCACCTTTTGAATCGGCGGAAGTTATTGTAAAACATCCTTCTCCCTCTAAGTATCCAGCTAACCATATGATATCCTCTTTATTTATCATTAGATAATCCTTCAGTAACGTCCCATATCTTATTAGTTACATACTCATTTTCTAGCTTATTTATCTTTGCATCTTCACCTGAAGAGTCACATATACTATAATATTCACATAGCCGGTTGAACTTGAAGCAACTAGTAGGTTTCTCCGGCCAATAATCTTCTGTTACACAGGAAATATATTCTTGCATTATCATCTTTATTAGATTTTGTTTCCAATCATTAATATAAATTGGATCATAGCTTAATGGAAGACGTTTAAATTTTTCTTCTGCTTTTAGAGTCTTCTGTAAGCCTATCCTATTAACCACAAGATAGTTGCTGCCAACAGCATTACAGTAATTAATAAATTGGTTTGATTTTCGTAAGAGCATGCTATCCCTTGAGAATGTTTTATGATCAATCGGTAGCCCTTCATATGATGCATTCCTTCCTATTCCTTTGAAGTTTACTAGAAGGTCTATCTTCCCACTAATAATAATACGAACTGTATCATCAGTGTATAACTCGTATGCGAATGGCTGCTCAATGGCTAAGACTTCTAAAGAATTTTCATCCTCAGCTCGCCAGTAATCACAGCTCTGTTCAATAGCAGATAGAAGAACCTGAACTTCATCAGGTTCAATATTTGATTCAGATGGGTCTGACGAAAGTTCTCTAATCTTCATCAGACACGCACTCATTCTATCATTATAATGAGCCTGCTCACCTAACATTCTATAATAAACTTCTAATCCTCCATGAGCTAGTGAACCTAAATCTAATGCTTTAGCCTTGTGAATTAATGGCAGACCCTTATTATGATTATGTCTAAAGTTGTATCGAGCTGGACACGTCTCAAATAAATCTATCTTAGATGCATCGAGAATAATATTCACCTTCGGTGATTGTGTGATTATGTCAGTCATTAATGAACTCTTTCCTTATTATCACTTAAATGTTTGAAGTCACCATTTTCTAATAGAGCCGCTACGCTCTCAGCCGAACATGCCGGACATCCTAAGCCATAACTGCGATGATTATTATTATTTGTATCAGTAATTAATACAAATACATCATATTTCTCATTATCATCACATTTACTAAACTCTTTAATAAGATTCATTATTTTATCTTTAAGTTCTTCTTCAGTCATTGATTAAATCCTTGTATCCAAATTTTCTACAAGCTATAATTAAGTTTCCCATTGCATCATCTTCTAAGCAAATTTCATTTTTAATTTCATCTCCATTATATAGAAATAACCAAACTCTACCAAATGGCTCATCAACTCCCAAATATACTGAATCACCTAAATACTCTACATTATGATATATATTATCTGTGATTGATGATTTTAATGATTTACTCATCTTGTCCTTTTAAAAGAGAATTTATTTGTCTCATCCTTATCATCATGTTCATAATCTTCACCTTTTTCTTTAGCTCTGTCAGCTTTGCTGCGTCCCATATCATCTCTAGTTCCTTTACATTCTGGATATTTAATACATCCCCAAAATATACCAAACTTACTTTTACGAGATATCATCTTTCCACCACAATCAGGGCAGAGAGTTTCTTCAATCATAGTCTGTCTCAGTTTCTTCTACTTCTATATTCTTAATATCAATATATGGAATTACATTATATGATTCCTCTAATGCTATTTTTATATTATGTTTGACATCATCTATCATAATATCATCATCCGATGTGACATTAATTGCAATTTCAAAGCTTTTCATAAGCTCCAAGCCTTTCTTTTTCTAAACCAGACCATATCTACATAATAATAAATATCTCTGCCCATATATTTGTGTCCTGTTTTATACATTCTTATCCAATCATGCAATCTTATTTTCATAAACTCCAAGCTTTACGCCCTTTTGTTACAAGAATTTCAGCTAATTTTTTCATTAGACTTGATTGATCCCAAGCTATTTGTTTCTTATCCATCGTAGCCGCAACGATAGACCTTTTTTGCTCTACTAGCTGCGTAAAATAATCATCTATCGTTCCACTAGCTATCATGTAGGAAATAGTAATCGAATTCATCTGACCGAATCGATGAAATCTTGCTTCTACCTGTTCCTCAGCGGCTGGAGTCCATTGCCGTTCAAGTATTATAGCATCAGAACAAAACTGAAGATTTAATCCATCACCTGCGGCTAGAGTTGATGCAATCATCAGCCTGCAGCTGTTATCAGATTTAAAAGATTCTACTAGATGAGCTCTAGCATTTCCATCTAATCCACTATGAAGAGTTAAAACCTTACCAAACCCACCTTCTGCACACCATTCATTAAGTTTAAATTCTAACATCTGCATAACATCTTGATGATGTGTAAAGACAACTAGTTTTCTATCTGTAGATAATAGAAATTCTGTTACATCATCAATACATTCAACAACTTTAGAACGTCCAGTAATATGTCTAAGCTCGGACATAATAGCAATTATTGCAGTAGACTTAGCGAATCCTTCTTCATCATCACCATAAAGTTTTTCTTCGAGCTTTTGCATCATAGCAGCATATTCTTTATTTAAATTTCTATTTAATTCAACGTGCCTAAACTTCCTATCTACTGACGGCAAGTCTGGTAATACATCAGCCTTTGTTCTACGTATAATTATATCTTTAGTATCTTCATGAAATCTTTCTACATCTTTTAGCCCACCAACCTTCTGACCCCAACCAGATTCATATGCATCGCAATAATTGTCTATGTATTTCTGATAATGTGGAAATCGTGTAGGTGAAACAAGATTAAGAACTGTAAAATACTCACCAGCATTATTCTTAATTGGAGTGCCACTCATAGGAATGATATGCTCAGTCTTACGAACTATACGTTGAACGGCTTTAGCTCGATCGGATAGATGATTTTTGATACGTTGACATTCATCTATTATAATAGTCTTTATTGTATTCTCAGGAAGAAACTCAAATAAATCTTTTTTCTTTAACATATCATATGTAACTACATAAATTTTGAACCCGGGCATTGCACGTTCTTTGCCTGATTGAATTACCTGAACTAAAAATTCTTTTCCATCACCACAGATACGATGAATCTCTTTCATCCATTGCAATTTGACAGTCGACGGACATACGATAACGGCTGGGAGAAGCTTTTCAGGATGTAAACGAAGTAAAGATAGGCTTTCTATTGTCTTTCCTAAACCTTGCTCATCAGCAATAATACATCTAACATTAGATTCTTCCGCGAAGCGGACTGCATCTAGTTGATATGGTCTTGGCTTGCAACCATCTGAAAATACTATTGATGAATATTTAGATTCATCTGATGCTAGAGTTTCTGAGTGTAGAATGTGACCGCAAGCAAGTTTAATGATGAGAGTCTTACCAAGCTTCAGTCTCGAAGACTCGACTGCAATTTTCTTGCAGCTCGGACACTCTTGACGTATGATAGATGTTAAAGACATTAGCTTTTCCTTGCGTTATACGTTCTGCTAGTTAAGCTATTTTCTTTTAATAAATTAACAGCTTGTTTAGCTGTCATTATTTGATCATCTATTGTTACTATTTCATCTGCAAATTCTTGGTTATTTTTTATCTCCTCTTCTAATTCTTGTATGTAAAGTATCATATCTTCAGAAATATTTCCTCTCATAAAATCTATTCTTTCTTTCCAAAAGGATTAAATACTGGTTTTGCTTCTTTAGGTTCTTCTGCAGGCTTGGTGTGATTCTGCGTCTTCTGAACTTGGCTAAGCATATTCTTGGCAGACATTATCTTGTCAACGGCATCGGATGCTATACCTAGCTTTTCTAATCCTTCTCTAATCTTATCTGCTTTAGATAATCTTTTCTGCTTCTCTTTTAGAGTGTTGATAGCATTTGTAGTAGTCTCATCTATGTTTAGTGAGCGTTCAAAGCCGCTTGGCTTTGCTTCGCCATTAGAACGCTTCTTTTTTCTATCGTTGTCTTCGTCGTCAACGGCTGTTAGTCTTGCCCGCGCTTCAAATGCTATTTTTGATAGTTCTTCTCTATGTGCTCGAAGAGAAAGAGTATCCATATCCTTTACTAAAAGCTTTTCATGATTGAATAATTGACTAAATAATTCTTCTTGTGGTGTCATTAGCTTCGCTGCTCCAATGATAATATGTCTGATTCTAATATCTCGTATATAGTATTTATCTGGATTATATACAAGTATCCCATTCTCCTGCTTACAATATTCGCACCATCCATTATAGTCTCCTAGAGTCTCTAAACATTGAGAACATATCCAACTCATTCGTTTTTGAAATCTTGCCAGTGAATAGTATTACATTCATACTTCTTAGCAAGCTCTACTATTATCAGATTGAACTTTTGAATCCAATCTAAAAATTCTTTTGGGCCTTTAGCATCTAACTCTCGTATAGTGAATAATATTTTAATTCTCGCATACTCACTACGTTGACCAGTCTTATGTATTGCTGTCTTGCCAAATTGACTAATTATTCCAGTGATATTATAATTATTATTATAATAATAATTATAATAATAATAATTATAATTATTATTATTATTATAATTATTATTATTATAATTATTATTATTATAATAATAATAATTATAATAATAATAATTATTATAATAATAATAATAATTATTATAAGCATAGATTCCAGAATTAATATCTAAAACTTCATGTGGCCCCTCAATTATTTTATTCCAATAATAATTTTGGCTTTCACTTATTAAAATAATAGGATTTTTAATTTCTGTTCTCCATGTTCTATATCCTATTAAGGAATTAGATTCTAAAATATTATCAAACTTTTCAAAGTCTGGTAGACACATTTGTTATTTCCTTGGATAGAATGTTAACTCGTCGTGACCGTCTCCGTCTCCGTCTCCGTGTATGTGAACAGTTTAAATATCTAATTGAGTATTCAAACTTTTCAGCTTGAATACTCTCAAGAAGTTTAATCCTCTTCTGTGTAACAGCTATTCGTCTCTCGTTACTGCCGGTAGATTCTGTGCTTCAGTCACAGAGACAAACTTGACTGTCCTCGTAGCTTTTAGTAATGTAGCTAGCTTGAATACGAGACTTGCAGGAATTTCTACTTCATCGTATTCTACTTCGTCCTTAGAGCCTGCAACGGCTTGCGGCTGAGATGAAATGAGAACACGACCGTTTTCCTGAATCTTCGCATGAATACCGTAGTGTTCAATCGTCAACGGCTGATGAACATATCTCTTAACCTTTCCTTCGTTGTCTTCACCTTTTAAATCTGGTGCGTTACGGAATGCCATTCTAAAAACTCCTGATGTTATCTGACTGTTTACTCGTTGCTTATGTGACCGTGACCGTCTCCATGTATGTGTATGTGTATGTGACCGTGAATCTATTCTGACTTAATCCCACACGATGATGCTCAACTTTTGATTCCTATCATTCTTCTATGAATAATTTCTTTATACATTAATAACTCCTCATGAGAACAACTATCATAAAATTTATCCCTCTGTTCTGGTGTCATGTTATTCATCACGATGTCTAAAACTTTAGAATTAAATTTTATATCCTTTTCATATTTTCTTCTGTCTACTTTACTATTCCATTCATCTCTCATATCGAATAATTTTATTATATCATTAAATTTCATATCTTATTCTCTCCTATAGCACTGTGTTGTAGGTTTATCACTCCGCGTAGCGGAGAAGCAGATGAAATAGTGAAAGTGATTCACAGCATATTTAACCTCATAATACCAACAGGGATATCTAATGATTCGCTCACATAATGCACATCGAATTTCTTGCTTATCAAAGCCTGATAAACTGACTGGCTGAGATAAGATAAGAGAAAATTTCTTAATCACGCTCCTGCTTAGGCGAACGGCACCGTTAGATGAATCTGTGATATTATTTAGATGCACATTGCTACCAATGATTATGCTTTTGCCAGAACTTGTATTTCCTGAGTGAGCTATAGATTTTAATATCTCTTTTTTCCAATCTATAACTTCTGGCTTAGTTTCCGCGAATATGAGAGGTTTTATCATGTTTTTCTGTCCTAACGCCCCCCGATGCCCCCTAGCAGGGCTGAGTGGTGCTGAGAAATTTCCATCGGCTGTAAGTTGTTGCGTTTGTTGGGGTTAGCTGCGGTTTGGGCCATGATGATTCCTGACTGACTGAGTATAGCACACCTACCCTCGGTGTGTCAAGTGTCAAGGTTTTGACGGTCGGGTTCTCTTCTTTTATATATATAACAATAAAATATAAAAAAAAGTAAGAGAATAAATAATAGAATAGGGGACGGAGGGGGCAAAAAAGTACGACGGGCGACCCTTACCAGACCGGCGGAAAATCGAACGAAACGAAGCTAACCGTCTGGAAGCGCAACGACTTAGCGAGGGTTTCGGAGCCGCGATGTGACCCTGCAAACGTTCAGCGGCGTTCGTCCGCATTCGGACAGTTTCGGAGAGATTTACGATTTTTTTGTTATTTATTCATTTGGCACTTGACAGTCTTTACTTTTCGTGTTACACTTCTCTTGTCAGTCGGGATTAACCCGATGATAATTGGAAGGCAGAACACATGACAACCGCCGCTGAACAGACCGAATCGGAGAAGGAAGCCGCAATCAAGGCGCGCAATGCGGACATGGACAAGCGAGAAAAGGAATTGAACGCTTCCAAGACTGGAAAAGGTTTACGTTCTTTTCTGGGAATGACTCGTGGCCGCAATCCACAGGAAATCCAGTACGAGAACTGGGATGAAACTTTGCCGGATACGCTTCCTACTACGTTGTCAGAGTTCATGGACCTGCGAAAGCTGACTGACGAAAAGGATATTGTCAAGCGCCTTGTGATGGGTGACAATGATATTCTTTACAAGGAAGCTTCTGACCCTGTGGCGGAGTTTGTTGATTCGAGCTGGCCGGAAGACGTTCAGAAGCAATTTCGTCTCGTTGTTCGCAACTACTCAAACGCGACTGGTGTTTCAATTGAAGATGCCGTTGCGCTCATCAAGCCGGGAATCGTTGCGAGTCAGAAGGCGAAGTAAGAATGACATTACGAGACTTTGTTATTTCTTACACGCTGAACACCGGCACGATGTCTGAAGACCAATGGCAAGCAGAGTTTAAGTTATTCTGTAAGGCTATTGCAGAATTCAAACGTAACGCTCAATAGAAGGAATAGCCTAGCGTGAGAGTATTTCTCAGCTAGGCTATTTTTTTGTCTATTCACTTGCGTAATAGTCGGCTGTTACTGTTCTCAAGTTAACACGCTGTGCTCTATGTTGACACGACCTTGAACTGCCAATAGCGACCACAATAGGAATTTGATAGTCTCCAGTCTCATATTCTCCGCTTCTATGAACTTGACTACTTGCAACTCCAATCATTGAGTACATAGCCGGAATCGTCCCACAAATAGAGCAGTGCAGCCGGCTAGCGTGATTGAGTGAGAGACAGATAGGACATTCATACATCGTTATTCTCTTTAGCTTCTGTGTTCATTACATGGATGATAGCCGCTATTGTGATAATAAATGGTGACAAGATTATTAGGTCAATGAATAATCTCATAGAGTTAGTATTGCATCTTCTGCGTAGCAAGTCAATCCCCTATATATAGTGACCATACGGGTATGCCCCACAATAGGTTGTGACTCCGAGAAGGCGTTACAGTCCGGACTATTCGTCTATCTCTTTTTTCTTTCTAAAATATTATTTTAAAAATAATTCTATTCTATTCAGCGAGCAAAGTGGGCTGAAAAAAATAAAAAAATCAAATAATAAAGTGTCTGAAACTTTCAGGTGAATATTTCAGAACCCCTAAAAACATTAAGGAAAAAGACTTGACTCGCTACGCGAGGCGTGATAAGCTGTCACCACAGGGCGAGGTGTAAGAAGAGATGATTATCAAAGATAAAGATGCCGCTGCACGATTAAGCAGTCCTATGAATCTTATTAACCGCCTTGCGGCGACTAAAGGTTCAAGCAAAAATAGTGCAATGAGTCTATTCGGAATAGGAAGACAAACTACATCTGAGAAAATTATTGATGAAGTAAAGATAGCATTTAATCCTTTTAAAAGTGAATTTCCTCAGCCGCTCGCAGATATTCCATCAATTGCTCCTACACAAATTGTAGAACAACCAGCTTTAGCTGACATTTTAGAAAATCACGAGTCACAGATTAAACTTGGTCTTGCTCATGATCGTGCTCTTGATCTTCTTAATCGTTCAACTGAAATGTTATTAACTAAGTTGGACGATGTTTCTGCATCGAAGTTACCTGCTGTTATCAGTGCGGCGTCTAAGACTGTAGAAGGTATTAGACGTGAACGTAATGAATCAGCTAAGAATAATAAAGATAGAGAAGTTCATTATCATTTCTACACTCCAGAACAAAAGAAGTTAGATTCATATGAAGTAATAGATGTGACTTGATCTGAATTTAATAAATGAAGGAGAAACTTTCTATAGCTTATAAAGTTAGCCGGAGAATAACAAGAAATATCATTTGGGCAAAAAGAGGAGCAAGAATGGATTTAGTTCTTCTAGTCTTCGCATTTGTTTTATTCGTATTAGCCGCTAGCAACTTCATTCCCGAACCTACTAAAACTAGAATCTTAGCTGCCGGATTAGCCTGCTGGGTAGCAGCGAGTATATTTGGTCAGGGAATTAAGTACTTCGTTAAATGAAGAAGTTCATTCTAATCCCAGTAATTTGTTTATCTATTCTTGGCGGAGCTACTTGTGCATCTAAGATGCCACCATCTTATACACCTCAAACTAAGCAGCTTTACATTCTTACTGACGTAGTTAATGGAATAGGAACACTTCAGGTTGCCGCTGAGAATGCGGTTCCGGCTAAGATTTTATCTGTTAATTCTGCTAGAGTTATTGTTCAATTTTGTGTGAGTGCAAATACAACTATTGGACAGACTCCTAACGGTTGGTATACAGTTGTTAACACTGCTTATTTACAAGCAAAGAAACAATTAACAGTAGATGAACAGACGAAATTTAGTGGCTATCTAATAGCATTTGAGATTATTCTCAACTCGTTCTTAGGTCAGCAGCAATGAAACCATCACCTGGAAGAATTGTTTTATATCGCCAGCTATCTTCTAATGGAACTATTGAGCATCCAGCTATTATTAATAGAGTCTGGTCAGATGTTTGTGTCAACTTAACAGTATTTCCTGATTGTGGAGTTGCTACTAATAAAACTTCAGTAATTCAAGATGAAGATACAAACTTAAGTAAAAATCAAAATGCTTGGCGTTGGCCTCCGAGGATTGAATAATGAATCCATTAGTTTCTTTTCTTTTACAGCAGATTGGTGTTCCGGTAATTGGTATGATTATTAAAGAGTGGCAAACTGCACATAATAATACTTGGCCTACTCCTGAACAAGTTGCACAAACTTTCATTGATGATATTGCTAAATGGACGGCTCAAGGTAATGCTTGGTTAGCTGCTAATCCAAAGGTTTAATATGGCAACAATACAAGCCGCAATGAGTGGTGTTCCAGTTGATCTTTTAACTGCTGTAACCACAGGTACTGGAGCGGCATTAGCTATTCCCTCTAGTTTTCAGAATCACACATTTTTAGTTAAAACTCCTACCGGAGTTACGGCTGGAGCTGTAACTATTGAAGCATCTTATGATCCTGCTGATAGTGCTACATGGGCAGTAATTGTTCCAGACAAAAGCGTAGCTAATCCATTAACAGTAGTAGCCGGAGCTGATTTAATAATTCCTTATTCTGGGAGATTAGATTTTGTTAGAGCTAGAATTAATACAGTTATTTCAGGTGGAACTCAACCAAGTGTCACAGTGACATATCTAGGAGCAAAAAGTTACTAATGATCACATCAAAACAAGTTAGCATTCCTATTACAGAAACTCTATTACATACTGCTATTGGTAAATCAAAATTAACTATTAAATCCATATCATCTGTAGATATTTATATTGGTCCTACTGGCCTATCAACTAGTGATGGATATAATATTGGAAGTTCTAATAATTCAAGTTTAAATTATGAATTTGAGCTATCTGATGGTGATTCTCTATATGGATTAAGCGCAGCAAGCACTGGATCCGTTCAAATTTTAATTACAACTTGATACAATAAATAATGACTATTAATACTGAGGGAGCAAAGAGTTATTAAATGTTTCCTACTCCTGGAGTAGCTAGTGTAATTGCTGTTATCGGGTCGTTAGCGGCTGGTGTAGTTTTAATTATTAAAGCCATTGGAGATAATAGTAGAATAACTAGCGACGCCGTTGACAAAGCTAGTGAGGCATCAGCTAAAGCTGGTGAAGCTGCGAATAAGTCTACACTTGCCGCAAACAAGGGAGTAGAAAATAGTAATAAGTTAGATAGGATTGAAATACTAGTAGATGGTCGTTATAGTGCAGTTCTTCAAGAATTAGCTGATGTAAAGAAATTATTAGCAGATAGATCAGGTGAGATTATAGATAGAATAAAAGCTGATAGTGCTCAAGATAATGCTAATGCTCAAGAAGTTAGAGTAAAGAAGTCTAGAGAAGCTGATAGCAATCCTCCAAAGTTATAATGCCTATTTCGTTATCTAATAATATTATTTCAGAAGATCCTGGCAATGGAATGTATGAAGATTATCTTAGAGATAAAAATATTAAACCACATCCTGTTCAGGAACAGCTTTTAACACTTCCTGATGAAATCTTTGAGGCTCTTTATGGAGGAGCAGCATACGGCGGAAAGAGTTGGATTCTTACCCTATTACCATTATTCCGTGGATTCTATAAATTTAGAGGATATAAGGGAATTATCTTTCGTAGAAAGTTCCCAGATCTTGAGAGAGAAATTATTCGATTATCAAAAGAATATTATCCTAAAACAGGAGCAAAATATAATGATCAGAAACATTCATGGGAATGGCCAGAGTTTAATTCTTATCAAGACTTCGGTCACATACAACACGATTCAGACGTAAAGATGTATGATTCGGCTCAGTATAATTACTGTGCATTTGATGAGTTAACACATTTTTCTGCTCACCCATATCATTATATGGTAGGCAGTCGTGTAAGACCTTCGTCGTCATTTAATATTGCAATAGTAAGAAATGGTAGTAATCCTGGTGGTATAGGTCAGACATTTGTTTATAATAGATTTGTTAAACCATATGAAGATGGTCTTCGTGTTATAAGAGATAAGTCTACAGGGCTTCTTAGAATATTCATTCCAGCTAAGGCTGAAGATAATCCATATGGAATGGAGTATGACCCTCTATATGTTAAGAAGCTTGAGATTCTTAAAGTTACAAGTGAAGCTGAATACAAGGCAAAAAGATATGGAGACTGGCACGCCTATAAGGGATCAGTCTTTACCACTTTCAGACCGATTAAATTCTCTGGTGAACCGGATAACGCACTGCATGTTATTAAACGATTCCAAATTCCCGAATGGTGGCCAAGGATATTGTCAATTGACTGGGGAAAACGTGCCATGTGTCATGCAATGTGGCTTGCAATTTCCCCAAACCGTAAAGTTTATATTTACAGAGAGCGGTCTTGGTATGGAAGAGATATTCCATATTGGGCAAGTGAGATAAGAGAAATAAATAATGAACATCATGAATCCCCAGTGTATACAACATTATGTGGATCTGCTTGGCAGGCGAGAGGTGGAGAGCTTATTGCAGATGAGTTCCAAAAATACAGTGATCTTGTTCCGAGTTCATCAGAGAATACTCCTGGTTCGAGAGTTGCGGGGCTACAATTAGTTCACGACTTTTTAAGATGGGAAAAGAAAACTAGTTTAAAATCTAAGAATGAATTTTATGATATGTCAGTAGCTCAGGAAATTTATAGGAATTACGGGCCAGCGGCATTAGAGAATTATAAGAAACAGTTTTATGATGAACCCGAAGAAGAGAATCTTCCTGTATTACAAATCTTCGAAGAATGTAAAGTTCTAATTGATACTATTCCGATGTGCATTTATGATGAAAAGAAAATTGAAGATATTGCTGAATTTGAAGGTGACGATCCAATAGATAATCTTCGATACGCTTGTAAGGCTGCAAGGAAATTTATTGACGGTGAGATTAGTGGATTAAATCTTGCCGAGAAAAAACAGCAAATTATTAATGATTTACAGATTAATGGAGATCAAACAGCTTTTTATCGTCGTATGGAGAAGATAGAGAAGGATAATCAAATGACAATGAGTGATTGTGTTCCTATTAGCCGAAGGTCAAGATTTGCTAAGAGAGTTCATTGATTAGACTCCTTCTTCGATTATTTGGAATTAAAGACTTTGATCTTTGTAAATCTTGTGAAACCTTGAAACAACAGCTTGAGTATGAGAGGGATGAGAAGCAAAGGCTTACAGATACTCTATTGTCTATTATTAAACCTAAGACATATGAGGCACCACCGCAGGAATTACAGCCGATAGCAACAACGGCTGGATTATTCTCTCGACGCCGTTCAGCCCTAGAGGAAAGAGACAGACTACAAGCTAGAATATTACAGGATTCTAAACATTTAGGCAAACCTGATAATCTTAAAAATATTAAATCTATAGATAAACTAGAACAAGAACTCGGAATAGAAGAAATGAAAGAAGCAAAGGAGACTAATGGCTAATTCAGCACCGGCTACTGTGACGGTCACATCTACAACTGGACCTGGACAGGCAGTAGCATCTCAGAAGTTTACTGATGTTACTAAAATTGAAGCTGATTTTGGAGCTAATGTACTTAAGGTTGTTAGACAAGGTGCCGGTGGCACTCAAACTTATGATTATTCAGCATTAGCTACTCTTACCTGGACTATTTCTGCTGGTGTTACTACTATCGTAGCTTCAACGTAATGGCGAATACTCCACTAATTAATGCTACCGTTAAGATTACTGTTAAAGATATCAATAATAATTCAGTAGCTAAACAATTTAATAATGTTATTGGGATGAATTTTGATTATAGTGATGGTACAGTTAATATCATAGATATTACAGGATCTTTTTATTTTACGCTTAAAACTATTACAACTCTCACATACACTATTACTGCTAATCCTAATGGTCAACATGCTGTTGTGATGAGTTAGAAAGAATAAAATCATGGCTGCTTGGAATAGCTCATCTCTAGCTTTTAGTGACCATAATAATATGAGGAACGGTCATGGTCTATTAAAGAATTTATCTACTAGAATATCTAAGCAACATATTGTAGAACAGAAAATGTTTGGTTCTAAACGTAAAGGTATTCAAATTGGTAAGAAGTTTAAGAAGATTGGTAAGGGAGTAGGACATACTAAAGGATTTAGTGCTAAGATGGCTGGTAATATAAAATCATCTGGTATTTCACCAAGCGTAGAAGAATTTGATAAGATGATGAGTAATGTTGTTGGAAAGGGATCTAAAGGATCTAAGAAGACTCTGTTCTCAAGAAAGAGTTTCGGATAATAAACAGAAAAAATGTCTAAAACTTTAGATGATGAAATCTGCTCCCTACTAAAAACAGTAGCGGAGCATTTTGATAAGGAAGATAGAGCTACGCGTGAACGTCAGATAAGACATTGGCGCCGTTTAAAGCTTTACTGGAATAACTTTTCTCAAGTGTATTGGAGTGAGGTTGCTCAAGACTATAGAGTATATAATAGAGATAGTAATTCTCAAGATACAGATCAAGATTATTATGATAAGCCTATTAATGTCTTTAAAGCTTTTCTAGAAACTATTATCGCCGCACTCAGCATTCAAATTCCAGCCGTTAGCTGCGTCCCAGATGATGCTGAGAATCCGTTAGATATCTCAACGGCTAAGGCTGGTGATAAGATTTCTGAATTAGTTTACAAACATAATGATGTAATGTTTTTGTGGCTTCATGCTCTTTATATTTATTGCACAGAAGGTCTAATAGCTTGTTATAGCTATCCTAAAGCAGATAAAGAATATGGAACATATGATAAACCTAAATTTAAAGATGAAGAAGTAGATTCATATGTGTGTTCTCAATGTGGAGCTAGGATTCCTGATGAAATGATGGAATCTGAAGAGTCTGATGAGTATGATCCTCACTCAGATGAGAATGATAAAGATTCTCAAAATACTTGTATCGAATGTGGATCACCAATCAAATCAGACTTACAAAAGACTAAGCTTAAGATTCCTCGTCTTGTTGGAACGACAAAAGAACCAAAAACTCGTATTTGTTTAGAAGTTTATGGTGGATTATATGTTAAGATTGCTAATTATGCTAAGAAACAAGTTGATACTCCATATCTCATATTCTCTTATGAGACTCATTATGCCAATGCTTTAGAATGTTATCCTAAACTCAGAGATAAAATTCCACATGGAGGATGGAGTAGCATAGGAGTTAATGATCCTTATGAACAATATGGAAGATTGAACACGCAATATAGAGGTGAATTTCCAGAAGAGAATGTGACCGTTAAAAATTGTTGGCTCCGTTGTGCGGCTTTTAATGTGTTACCAGAAGAAAGCTATAAGAAATTAAAGAAACACTTTCCTAATGGTGCTAAATTTGTAATGGTTAATGATGTTCCTGTTGATTATGAAGATGAGAATCTTGATGATCATTGGACATTAACCGAAAATCCGATGTCTGATTTCTTAAATCATGATCCTCTCGGAGAGTTATTAACAAATGTTCAAGATATAGTTAATGATCTTATCTCTTTGACATTGCAGACTATTGAACATGGAATTTCTCAGACATGGGCTGATCCTGCCGTTGTCAACTTTAATGCACAACGTCAGATAGAAGCAATGCCTGGAACTATTACACCTACTAAACCTGTTTCTGGAAGCCGCAATGTAGGTGAAGCTTTCTATACTAGTAAATCAGCTTCTTTATCTCCTGAAGTTTTTAATTTCTATAAAATCATTCAGGAATTAGGACAGTTTGTTTCTGGAGCTTTGCCATCAATCTTTGGTGGTAATGCAGGAGCTGGTTCCTCTAGAACGGCATCTGAATATGCTATGTCTAAAGGAATGGCATTACAGAGGCTTCAAACTCCTTGGAGAATGATGACTATATGGTGGAAAACTATATTTGGTAAAGTTATCCCAATGTATATGAAGAATATGGTTGAGGATGAGAGAGTTGTTGAGAAGAATGATGCTGGTAAATTCATAAATGTATTCATTAGAAAAGCTGAAATGGATGGTAAAATTGGTTCTATCGAACTTGAACCAGATGAAAAGCTTCCTGTAAGTGATGAGCAGCAAGCTGACATTATTATGCAGCTATTCCAATTAAATAATGCTGAAATCTCAGCCGCACTGATGGACCCTGAGAATCTTCCATTCATCTCTAAGGTTGTTAAGATTCCCGAATTTCATTTACCTGGTGAAGAGGATAGAGAGAAGCAGTATGAAGAGATCGATGAATTAATTAATTCAACTCCTATTCCTCCTAATCCTGAATCTATACAAATGTATCAGCAAGCTGTTCAAGCTCAGCAACAAAATCCTAATCATAATACTCCGCCGCCGCAACAGCCGCAAGAACAACCATCTGTTGAAATTGATCCAGATGTAGATAATCATCAGATTGAAGCTTCTATTTGTAAGAGTTGGTTAATTTCATCTGCCGGACGGCTAGCTAAGAAAGAAAACCCTAACGGATATAAGAATGTTTTATTACATATGAAAGCTCATTTAGCTATTGTTACACAGCAGATGCAGGCACAACAATTACATGATGATCAAATAGCATTAGCTAGTGGTAAACCTGGACAGAAAACTTCAGATGAACCTTCTACTTCTGTTAAAACTGGACAAGCTCCAACAGAAAAGCCGAAGACATCTGAAAAAGTGAGTGGAGAGAGAAATGCTAAAGCACCAGTTCAATAATCTTTTCTATCCTCCTGAAGCTCCCGTCGCTGGAGATGTTTCAGTAAAGATTCCGACGCCGAAAACGGCTGATGATATTAACGATCTCTTCAAGGAGATTGATGATAAAGAACCTCTGGCAAAACCAGAGAAAAAAGAATCTAAGTCTCTAAAAGAAGATGATGATAAAGATGATGAAAAGTTTGAGAAGCAAGAAGATGATGAAGATTTAGAACTTGTTGAACCTGATGAAGATATTGAAAAGTTAGACTTAAGTAAGAAAGAAGATGATATTGATATTGAAGCTCCTCCTAGGAAGAAAGAAATACTAGCTAAATATCCTGATTTATTTAAAACATTTCCATTCTTAGAAAAAATTATGTATCGTGATAGACAATATTCTGAGTTATTTGGATCATTTGATGATGCTAAAGAAATAGCTGAGAGATCTGAATCTTTTAGTGCATTTGAAAGTCAGCTTCTATCAGGTGATACAAAAGAAATTCTTAAAGAAGTAAAAGAAACTGATAAGAAAGCATTTGATACGATTGTCGATAATTATCTTCCCTCCTTAGCAGAAGTTGATAAGGAAGCTTATTTTCATGTAGTTGGTAATCTTAATAAGAGATTGATTATGGAAATGGTTCAGGAAGCGAATGATACTAATAATGAAGATTTAAAACAAGCCGCTCTACTCGTTAACCAATTCGTCTTTGGTTCTTCTAAATTCACTGCTCCCGTGAATCGAGTAGAGAAGAAAGATTCTACCGAGCATAGTGAAGTAGAGCAAGAACGACTCTCTTTTGTAAAGGAAAGATTTGAGTCTGCTCGTGATGATTTACAATCACGAGTTGATAATACTCTAAGAGCAACTATATCTGATTATATTGATCCTAAAGGTGCTATGAGTAGTTATGTTAAGAAGAATGCTGTTGCTGATGCTATGAAGATTCTTTCTTCTTCAATTGCTGATGATTCAGCTACCGTTAAGAATCTTGATAAGCTTTGGAGATCTTCTTTTGAGAATAAATTCTCAAAGGATTCTCTGAATAAAATTCAATCATTTTATCTTTCTAAAGCTAAGAGTAATCTTAAGAATGCAATTTTAAAAGCTAGAGCAGAAGCTCTAAAAGATTCTCGGTCTAATGACCGAAAAGATGAGACTGATGATAAAGAAGAGGAAGAAAACTCCCGGCGACAGCCGAGAACAATAACACCTGGCAGACCTAGCCAACCAAAAGGTAAAAATGATGGTCCACGAAAAGGAGAATCCACAACTGATTTCTTTATGAGAGATTGATAGGAGAGTTTTATGCCAGGTGCTGTTGTAGAATCAGTAGTTGCCGGAACTGAATTAGAACGTGTGCTTCCGAAAGTTACCACTGTCTTCGAGAGCGACGACACGTTCTTTGGAAATATTAAAAAGCGTGACGTAGAAGTAGTTAGTTATAGAGAAATGCGTGCACCTATGGAATTAAGACCTGGAGGTAGATTCCAGTATTTTAATCCTGATGGTGGAGATATGGGTCGAGGTGGCGGTCCTACTTGGGACAAAGCTGTATTAAGACCTGTATTTCTATCAGAGAATATTGAATATACTAAATTAACTCAGTGGTCTACTGATGACCGACGTAAGAGTGTTATTAATGCTGTTCGCCGCTTAACGGCTGGTGCAACAGTAGAAATTAAGAGACAGTTAGATGCTCAATTACAAGGTACAGGAACTGGTCAAGTAGGAACTATTACTACTGCTACTACATCAGCCGGTGTCGATAACTATGTTTTAGATGCTGAATTTGGTGCTCGTTTAGTTCGATATGATCAGGTTGTTCAGGTTTATGATACTACACTAGCTACATTTAGAGGAAAAGGTGTTGTTACATTATGGGATGTTGAAAATAAAACTATTCAGGTTACTCCTGCTATTGCCGGTGCTACAAATACAGATGTATTAGTTGTTGATGGACTATCTAATCCTACTGCTTTACCTGGTCTATATGGTGTTCCATATCATCATAGTAATGCTTCTACTGGTACATGGTTAGGTTATGACCGTGCTTCTACTCCAGAGATTCGATCTAATCGAGTTAATGGCGGAAGCTCTGCTTTAACATTGCCGTTGCCTAGATTAGCTATTAATAAGATTGGTAATCGTGTAGGTATTGATAATAACTTTGATCCTGTTGCTTGGACACATCCCTGTCAGGCACAGGCTTATGAAGAAATTGGTCAGTTAATTTCTATTATTCATAAGGCACCTAAAGATGAAGCATTAAACTTATATTTTGGCGATAATATGCAGTTAGCCGGTGCTCCTATTAAACAGCATTTTAATTGGTCTAAAAAGCGTATTGACTTTGTTGTTAGTTCAATTTGGGGTCGTGCAGAAATATTGCCTATTGGATTCTATACATCAGATGGTAGACGTATATTTGAATTGCGTGGAGCATCTGGTGGTGTAGCTGCGGCTGATATATTCTATATGGTTGTTGGATTTCAGACATTTGTTTTGAATCCAGCCGCTACAGCATATATTGACGCATTAGCAATCCCTTCTGGATATTAAGGAGAATAGATAAAATGTCTGATGCATTGTTCCAGAATCTTTCTACTGTACAGGATAATTTACAGCCTAGTCCTATTACCGTTACGGCTGCGGCTACTATTAGTCCTAGTTCATTTATTACTGTTCTTACTGGTAATACCGCTGTAGGAACTATTAATCCTCCTGTAACTGGTCAGCATATGCTCTGTATCGTAGCCGGAACCACTACTGGATTTACAACTGGTGGCAATATCGTTGGTGGAACTGTCACAGTGGCAAATAGGGCATATTTACTTGTTTACAATCCACTAGGAGATGCTAGTTATACAACTGGTGGACATTATATCGTAACTGGAACAACGTAGTTAGGCTATGGGGCTCCCTTCTAATATGGGATTAGAAGGGAGCCTAACATTGAAAGATAAAATGAAAACAAAAATTCTAGTAGCTCTTGTAACTGGAGAGCATATCAGACAAGCTAGTTTTATCCCTTCATTTCTAGCTTTACAGAGACCAGATAATTCTCTAACATCTACAGTTCATGGACAATCTCCAGCCGCTGCCAGGAATACTATTATCAAACAAGGATTAGAGAATGATTGTAGTCATATTTTCTTTATGGATGATGATATGATATTCCCTCCAGATACCCTTCTAAAACTATTAGCTCATGATAAGCCTATTGTATCAGCTTTATATCTTCTTCGGTCCTTTCCTCACCGTCCAGCTTTTTTTGATAAAGCTTATGATGATGGAAAATGCAAATTCACTTCTTTAGTTAAAGGCTTAGATGGTCTTGTTAAAGGAGTCAACGCCGGTCTTGGAGCCGTTCTCATATCAACTGAAGTTTTTAAGAAGCTAGAACCTCCTTATGTTAGATTAGGAGAAATTGATAAAGATGGTTGGTGTGATGATGTAGGATTTTTTAATCGCTGTAGAAAAGCAGGATATGATGTATGGTGTGATTTAAATGCCACAGTAGGACATATGACTATCGTGACAATATGGCCTGAGAAACTTGAAGGAGAATGGTTTACAAATTATAAACATACGAGTGGTAATGTCAGAATAACACAAGATATTCCTACATTAGAACAAATTAAAGAACAAGAATTAGCTTTAGTTAAATAGAATTAAAGATTCTCTGTCCTGCTCTGCAGGATGTCTGAAAAGATGGAGAAAAGATGGCTACTGCTGATCCTGGAGTTGGTTCTTGGACACCCATTAATATATGGGCAATGTTACGTGCTCTAATTAATGCTAATGTCCCCCTTCTAACTAATGCTGGTGCTCCTACATCTGGAACGTCTGGAACATATGTAGGACAAGCTGGTATTGGAGCATTATTAATTGATACTACAAATGGTGTATTATATCAAAATACTGGAACATTAGCTAGTCCTACATGGAGTTTAGCTAGTATACCTTCTGGTGGTATCGCATCAGCTCAGTTAGCTCCTAGTGTTGTTCAAATTGCTAGGGGTTCTATCTCTCCAGCTAATATTATTGGAACTGCTGCTGGTCAATTAGGAAATGCTAATGGTGTTGTATTAGTTCCAGCCGCTCCCGCCGGTGCTATTAATGAGTTACTCTCTTGTGTAGTTGCTAATGATTTCTTAACTGCTGCATATACAGGTGCGGCTGGAAACGTAACAGTTAATATTTCAGGTGGTGGAGCTGCTTTAACAGGTATTGTAACTGGTACTGTATTAATTCAAGCCGCTGCTGACGTAATTATTGAATTAGTTCCATTAGCTGCTACAAAAAATACTTATACATCAGCAAATGGACTAGCTCTTGTTAGTTCTGCTGCTCCTACTAATCCTGGTACAGCAGCTGGAGTTCTTAATTGGATGTGTGCATATCGACAGGTCGCTGCATTGCTTGATTAAAAATGATTAAAATAGAAATTGAAGGATTCAATGATTTAATGACATTTATTAAGCTTTTTAAAAGTGCAGATGATGAACAAATTAAAACTATTACTGAGGAGCTTAATAAAGCTAGTGATGATCTTATCAAAGCAGAAAAAAAGGATGAAAAGAATGCCGGCACAAGTTCTCACTGATCTCGCTACTGCAACAGCTAAGGCTAAGGGTGCTATGGAATCTGCTACTACACTTGTTAATGGTATTGCTGCTAGAGTGCAGGCTGCCGTTGATGCCGCTGTCGCTGGCGGAGCAAGTGCGGCTGATTTAGCTCCTGTTCAGCAAGTTGTTACTGATTTAAATACCGATGCTGATGCTTTAGCTACTGCTGTTGCCGCTAACCCCTAAAGAAAAAGAATCTTGAGTTGAGCCGCTCTCATCTACTGCCTGTATTCTAACCTTCACAATTCAGTGGAGTAGAATACTGTGAGGGCGGCTCATTTTTTAAGAGATTGAGATGGAACTTAGAGAATCTATAGAAAGTATAAATAAGAAGCTCTCAGAAGAGTATGGTACTGAAATCGGAAATAATCCCAGATTTAGAGTAGTATTTTCAGAAGATCAATACGAAAAAAGATGGACAAATTATACAGATGAAGGGTTTGAGCTTATTCATCCAGAGGTTCGTCTTCTACCGAAATATAAACAGTGGGTTAGAGCTAAATATATTCTTGAGAGATTGGTTCCTGTAGTTGGTGAAACTGATTTGCTTGGAAAAATTTCATATGAGCCGGCTTGGGTGTTTGAGGATAAAAATAAAAATTATCTTCCCCCATTCTTTGAAGGATGCCGATACATAATTGATTCTATGAATCAAGCTATTGGTAAGAAAGATACGTTTACAAGATATAAAGATAAGAATATCTCACCAGAAGAACGTGAAGCAAAGCTTAAGAAAGTTGAGGATCAATTATTTGGTAATGAGACTGAAATTGGAGATCATCTTGCTTATGGCACTGGAGTTACAGTTCCCGGAAATAAAACTATAAACTGATGTTTTAGACATCAAAAAGGAAAAAACAATGAGCGACGAAGTCGGATCACCAATTCGAGCCGGAAACACCCAAATGGAATTTACTAATACTATGCTTAATAGTCGTAGAGTTATTAGGTCTGCTAAGAATCCTATGGATAAATGTACAATTGTTAGTATCTTCCCAAAAGAAATTGATGAAACTAAACATACAATCGAACCTGGCAAGTTTCATATTCCTGCCGGAACATTTGAAGAGCCAGCAATTTTAATTGTAGGTTCAAGTTCATGGTGGAAAGATATCGATGTCGATCAGCCCATGCTTGAGATTCCTATCAGTAGTATTCAAATTGCTGATTCGGTCATTAAAGACTATTGTAATGGAATGCTTGGTTGTAACATGAGCGATTCTATGCCAGGTTTATTCTTTGTTCTTGGTGAAAATAGCACTATGGAAATTAAAATGAAATATAAGAAGAAATTAGATGAGGTTAAAATTAAACAAGATAATTGGTATCGTATTCTTGTTCGCCTCGCAGATAGTTTATGGTCACGAACTGCCGGGAATCCTCTTGCCATTTGGGATGAAATGAGACTTGCGGCGAGAAGTCTTAACTTAAACGATAAGCCTTGGTTAAAAGATTTCCAACAGGCTGAACTTACTCGTTGTGCTGCTTGTGGAAGTATGAGAAATGCAGCATATCCTATTTGTCCAACATGTAAGAGTATTGATAAAGATCATCCTCTTGCCAAAGAATTGAAATTTGCAGTCTAATGTCAGTAACAAGTTCTAGAACAGTCCAAGTTCAATTCTCTGGTGATATTACTGCATCAGTAATTCAATCTGCCCTTGATAATACTGTATCTCCTGGTATGGAAATCATTCAGTCATTAGTTTTAGGAGCTAACACTATTTCAGTTCCGGTAGTAACAAACATCATTATTACTGGTTTGATGATTATTCCTCCAGCCGGTAATACATCTCTAATAACTCTTAAAGGAGTTGCTGGAGATACAGGAGTTCCTCTTCATTTAACTGACCCTACGAGTCTATCATTAGATCCTACATTTGCTAGTTTAGTATTGAACGCTGCGGCTGCTATTGTAGGAGTTAGATTGGTTTGGTCGTAGTATGGTAGATATAAAACAGATTTATTATATCGCTGGAATATGGGAAGGAGAAGGATCTTTTACTAAAAATAATGGGACACATAAAATATCTCTAGCCATGACTGATGAAGATATAGTTAGAAGAGTTAGAGATGCTATGCAAATTGACTGTAGAATTTATCATTATAATACAGCGGGTAAGAAAGATATTTACTCTTTTCAGCTATTAGGGTCTAGAGCTATACAATGGATGATGACTCTGTATTCTTTAATGGGAGTTAGAAGAAGAGAACAGATCAGGAATCTTTTATTAGGATGGAAACTAAAGAAGAGAAGCTCAGATTCTCTTTGTAGACATGGACATCCATTTTCTATTATAAATCAAGATTTTAAATATGCGCTAAATGGAGTTAAAGTGTGCTCTCATTGTATAAGAATAAAAAGTAAATTTGGCACTTTAAAAGCTGGATTGGAGATATTAAGCAATGCCAAGACCTAGTGATATTATAACTGCTGTTTCGAATTTAATGAATGATTCGGAGCAAGCTATATATACAAATAGCGTAGTTCTCCCGTTTCTCAATCTCTCGTTGGACGAGTTACAAGAATTGTATGAACTTAATGGAATTCCAGTAACAAATGAGACTAGCAAAGCTATCAAAATTCTTTCTGGTATTGATAGGTTAGGATTTGATACTACTCCTTCTCTTCCAAGTGATTTAATTGAGATACAACAGTTATGGGAGTCTCCATCAGGATTGAATCAGTGGACTCCTGTAAATAAAAGAGAGTTTCTCCCTCATTATTTACAAGATAACACTACAATCTCACAATTCCTAATCTGGTCATGGGAACATGGAAGAATTAATTTATTAGCCGCAAACAGTGATAATGATTTAAAGATTGATTACACTGCTAGTTTATTTAATACTCCTATTTTAATCAAAGATATTAATGTTAATCTTCCATTCACAAATGTTAAATCATATTTAGAATATAAGACTGCCGCTCTTGCAGCTATGTTCATTGCAGAAAATGAAAGCCGTGCTGTAGCTTTAGACAGTCTTACAGGATCTGCTCTTTCTAGAGCACTTGGGATACCAATTAAAGGTATGCAGAGTATCGTTACTAGACGTAAACCATTCCGTAGTAATTTCAAAACTCGTAATACTAACTTTTAATTATGCCAGTTCGAGATCATCAGGGATTACCGATAGATAAATTCAATGGTCTATGGAATCGTGGAGATGAAGATACAACTCCACAAGATCACTTCTCTGACTGTAATAATATAGAATACATAGCTCAATCAACATTTAAAACTAGACGTGGTATTTCAATTAGTCAGGATGTATTAGTTCCATTAACTAATATTAAAAGAATTTATAACTATCCTACTCAGACTGCTAATACATTAATAGTTCTTACGTATGATTATGACACTGGATACGGAAGTATAC